GGTAATTTCAGATGGGGGTTCAGGAGCGGGTGCCGGGGCGGCCTTTGCCTTGCTCGCTTTTGGCGCGGGCGGGTGCGCGGGATCCTCCGGATGCGGGTCGATGTATCCCTCCGCAATCAGCTTGCGGTAGAACTTCATTGACACTTCTACGGTGGTCGATGCCGGCCAATTATAGCCGTAATCGTTCAGGGGCTTTTTGAGCGTGACTACCATGTCGCTAATGTACGCAAGTTCAACTACCTCCCCTGCCCGCGGTACGCCTTGCGGTAATTCCGCGCGCCCTTCTTGCTGCTCGTCCGCGTCTTGGCATGCACGCCCGGCCGGCTGACTTCGCGCAGCACCTTGGTGTGGGTGGTTTGGGATTTCGCCATCAGAACATGGTTAGCAGTTGCAGCAGGTCGGCGATGTTAATCACCCCGTTGCGGTCGATGTCACCGGCGGGGTCGTAGTGCCCGGCCATTCCGGCCAGCACGTAGCCGAGCAGTTGTATGGGAGAAAGCACCGTCATGGCTCTGCCGGAAACCAACCCTCCGCGATCATAAACGCTTCGTCCCTAACCGTGACCGTGCTTGGCACGATGTGCCGGAACGGGAACGACTTGCTGGAAAATATCACCTGCATCAGCGTCATGCGCTCCGCGTCGGTAATTTCCGGGAACAGCGACACCAGCCGCTCCAACGTGACCAGCGGATGCACCGGAATCACATAATCCAAATCCACCTGCAACGCTGCCCTGCCGTCCGTCGGGTGGTGGATGATGCCGAACACCGTGCCGTCGGCTTGGTCGGGCGTTTGGAACTGCAGCGGCAGGGTGATGCAGTACAGTTCGCGGGTGATAAACTGCGCGCGCTGCGGGCTGCTCAAAATCCCTTCGGGGCGGACGATGATGTAATTCATCAGTAAACGTTGAAGTAGTCGTTGAGGGCGGATTCAATAGCGGCGCGGTCGGCGGATTTGCTGGCGTTGTACATAATGATGGCCTGCGCTTGTCCGTCGTATGTATATGTACTGCCGTAGTTGAATATGTCGTTAACAGTGAATGCGGTGGTGTTTACCGGCGATGCTGGTGTTTTCACCTCACCATTTAACCCGCCGTCTGCACTCGTTCCGTTGCGGTGGTAGTAGGAAATGTGGTGCGTGTTTTCAGCGCCCGAAGTCGTTGTGTTGCTTAATGAATTGCCAATAATAAGGCCAGACGTTGTGCCCAAGCGCGGATTGCCCTGATTGTCAACATCGTCACCGCCATACGCACCGCTGTTTTGATAAAAAATAACACTACCTGTGCCCGCTGTACTAGCCTTTTTGGTCACGGTGAAAAATGTTAAATTGGTAAATGACACTGGTGTTGTCCAATCAAACCACTTGCTATTCACAAGTAGGGCAGGCTTTTCAAAGCCAGCCGAACCCAATTCTAGCACACCTGTCGATGCGTCGTATATCTTTGGTTGATTGCCAGTTGTGGTTTGCGTCAAATTATTTGCGTTGCCGCTTTGGTCGTACCACGTGCGCACAAAACAATCCGTCCCCGTGCAAAAGGTCGTCAGAGCCGCCGTGTCAAGGTCAGCGCCGTCAAACCCAATGTCCTGCTCCGTATTGTCCGACGCCCGCCGGACTTTAAGGCAGTTGCCGGTGTAGTTTTCGTTAAGTAACGCCGTTGCAAATGCCCCCGACAAGTCAGTTGTGTAGCCATCTAAAATTCCTACGGGTATAGTTACATCTTCCCAACTAATCGCCAGCGTGAACGGCGGTGTGCCGTTGGCCTGCCCATCCAAATACTCCTGCCATTTGGTGGCGGTGTTGGCATACGTCGTGTCATCGGCAAAGGTGTGCAGCAGCGTCCAAGTGTCCACGTCGGTGGCTTCGAAGGCTTCGTCCTTGTACCAAATTTTCCGGACGATTTTGTTGCCTGCCGACGGGGTGTTGGTTTGGATGTTGAAACTTTCCCCGTTGCCCTCAGCGGTCACGGTGAAGTAGCGTTCGACGGTCAGCGATGCGGTGTTGGCAAGCGCCCGGTTGGTTGCCGCCTGCGTCGCGTAACGCTGCCCGAAGGTGTTGCTGCCCTTCACTAAGCCTGACCCGGTGACGGTGGTTCCGGTGATGTTCTCGACCGCAAGCGTGTTGGTCGATGCGGTGTATCTGAACGCGTCCTCGAACGTCAAATTTCCGGCGTTGTCCTGATAGAACACATTGCCAAGGAAGCCGCCCGGGGGCGGTGACCCGGGCACGTAGCCGACCGAGCCCGGCGCCCACGTGCTGCCGTTCCACACGAGGCCCTGACCGGGGTTGGGCGTGGTCGATGCGACATTGGAAAGGTCGGCCAATCGGTAGGCCGGGGTGTACGTGCGAACGAAGATGCGCCCGGTGTTCGCGTGCTGCCGCGTCACTACGCCAATGGCGATGCGGTGATTGGGCGCAGCCGGTGGCGTTGAGGTCAACTGACCTGCGGTGGTGGAACAGTACAGCACCGTGCCGACAGGGTGGGCGAGGGTGTTCAGGCCGTAGATAGTGCCGTAACTGCGGACGTGGCCGGGGGTGCGGAATGCCATCGTTTCGCTGGCGATCCCGACTACAGATTTGGGGTCGTTGGCGCTGCTGGCGCTGAACGGCACAACCTGCGGACGGTCGCCCTGCACGACGCCGTTGAACGCGACCACCGTGCCAAGGGCGATGCCTCCGGCGTAGTTGTTGGTGACGGGGAAATCGACCTTGGCCGGGCCGCCGTTAATCCACGAGGTGGATGCCTCGTCGTACACCAACCCTTCGCGGTCGAGGGGTTCGTCAAGCGCCACGTCGGTGAGGTCGGCGAGGGCGGATGCCGCATCGCCTGCAACCCATTGCGAGGTGGCTGCGTCGTACACCAGGGCTTGGCCGTCCGTCGGTGCGGGGACGTTGACGTTTGACAGGTCGTCGAGGTTGTACACGCCTGCCTCAATCATGACCTGCGGGATCGTGACGTTGGTGCGAAGGATGCGCACCTGGTAGTCCGCGGTCACGACGTACAGGCGGCGCGGCTCCTCGAAGTTCATGAGCTCCGACTGGTACTGGCAGCTTTGTACGTTCACGCCCGCATACGTTCCCTGCACGCGGTCAAGCGTGCCGCGCACCGCGACGCTGATGGCGATGGCGGTTTCGTAGGTGGCGGCGTAGCAGTTGACCTCCACGCTCGCCGTGTCCAGGGTTGACGGCGATAGCTGCGTGTCGCTCGGCTCGTTGGAGCGGACGTTGTAAACGATGTAGGGCGCGACGTCCTGCTGATGCGCCACTTCGGGGTACACGCGGGTGCTGACCAACGCGCTCACGTTGGCGTTGTTGGAGAGCAAGTTGTAGATGGCCTTTCCGACTAACATCACTTCATGAATTTGGCAAATGAACTCCGCAACTCCTTGTACAACTTCGTGCGCATGGCGTCCTGCGTTGCCTTGATGGCGCGCTCGGTAACCTTGTAGTTTGGGTGGCTTGCCGACTTGCCGCCGAATGCGTCCGGAAAATCCCCTTGTTCAACGATGTGCGCAAACCACGCGTCGCTGTCCTTGCCAACTTTCCGCTTCATGGGGTAGTTGGCCCGCGGCCCGGCGAGGATGGTAGGCAGTTGGCGGTTGGGCGCCCACGTACCGAACGAGCGGCGCAGCGTGCCGGGGGCGACGCGGATGGGCTTGCTGTTGGCGTAGCGATGGATGACGATTTCTTTGGGGTAATCCTTGGTCATCGTCCGCGCTTTGCGCACAAAGATTTGCGCCACCTTGCGGTAACCGCGCTGCACGTCCTGCTTGTTCAGGATGCCAAATTTGACGGCCTTGAGGATGCGCTTCTGCGCACGCTCCACGCCCTGCATTTCGGTTGTGATTCTCATTCGCGGATGGTGCATGTAAGGCGCAGCCCATCGTTGCGGCCAATCTCTTGCACCGCTTCGATGTTGTACGTCTTGCTGTTATAGCTGACCCGGTCTTTTGGGTTCACGTCCGCCCAGGTTGAGCCGTAGCGGATGACGAAATGCACGGGCTGCTTGCTGTATACCTGCTCACTGGCGATGGACTCGCTGCCGGAACCTTCGCGGTAAATGACATCAGCCCACACCGTTGCCAGTGTGCCCCAACTTTCGACGCGCTGGCCGTAGAGGTCGGTGGTGGTGGTGGCGCGCTGAATGGTGATGCGCGAATCCATGCGGCCAAATTTCATTGCAGCGTTCTGTAAGGTGATACGAGCGCGTCAATGCCAACCTTCAGGCGGGTGGTTATGGTGCCGGTGACCTCCTCCACGCGGTTCTCGTACAGATGCCCCACGAGCAGCCGCACCGCTTGGATAAGCGGCGTGGGAATGCTGGCCTCGGGGTGGCCGACGACCATGTTGATTTGCACTCGCGCGAGCGCGTCGTCGTACAGGTCGGGCGGCGACACAAACCGAATGCGCGCCGGGCTGGTGTTTAGGTCGGTGTAGTAGAACGAAGCGCCGAGCGTCTGCGTGGTGTTGGCCGTTGACAGATAGGTGATGCTGCTGATGCTCTGCACCGGGCCGATGGGGA